TTCTTTTTCTTCTTTGGTTTGCTTTCTTTCTCTTGGAGAAGATTAGTTTCATCTAGGATAGGTTTGTTACTCTCTTTATCATTATTACCGTCGTCTGGTATGATATTCCCTTCTTCTAATAATACAACAGGGTTAGTATTATCTATTTCATTGAATATAGTCTCATTTACAATATTATCTGCCTCTAATAGAGTAGGTTGAGGTGTAAACTTCTCTATGTTATCAAAAGACACATCGTTTATGATCTTATCGTCTTCTAATAGTGTAGGTGGTTTAACAAAACTCTCTATATTTTTGAATTTATCTTCTTCTATTACATTATTGTCTTCTAGTAGTGTTGGGGTTAACACACGGTCATCCAGATCAATAAATAATTGTTCTTCAATTATATTATCATCTATAAGCAATGTTGGGTCTGGGAACATCTGTTTAATGTCCACAAAGTTTCCATCGCGTTCAACCTTTTGTTCATTTAACAACCTTTCTGGTATGGTTTTATCTAGGTCAGAGAAAGTTGATTCCTCTATTATTCCACCTTCTCTAAGTAGTGCTGTATTACCGTCTATTTGGTTGATAGTTGAACTTTTAAGACTATCAAATACCGATTCGTCTAGTATGTTGTTCTCGTCTAGTGAATCTTCATCATACAGTTCGTTAATGGCTGAAACTATGGATGATTCATTTAGTATACCACTACTACTCAGCGGTTGGATCAAATCACCAATTGATATATCACTGGATCTTTGTTTTTTCTCTAGTTGTAAATTATAATCTTGCAGAATGGTACTCTCTTCGAGCAGTCTCTCAGCTATCCTTACCCTGTTATCCAGTTTTAGTTCTAGATCAGGTAAAATGTTAGATTCATTGAGTATTTTAAGATCCTCTTCCAGTATAGGCTCATTTGACTGAGTGTTTTTAGTAGATTCTAATAGAGTGTCTAGTGTTACCTCTTTTGTTTCATTTATTACTCTCTTAGTTCTCTTTATTTCAGGGAATTCCGAATCATCCCTAATTGTATCTTCATGGAGAATCTCAGGTTGATTGAATAGATTTGTTCCTCTACCTGTATTGTCAGATTGTTCGAATAGGTGTGTTTTTCTTCCTACGTTTTTAGGATTAATCTTTTGTAATGATGTTCTCAATCTTAAGAACTCCATCATTGTGTTTTCAAGTGCTAAAGGTGCACCTAGGCCTTGTCCGCGATCTTCTCCAGAGTCAGCGGGTGCCTTTAGGTCAGATTTTCCAATTGGATCTCTACCAAACGCAGCATCGTCTGTTCCTCTTGTCGATTTATACTTTTGAGGACGACCAGGGAGTTTTACAGGCTCATTTGGATTAGTTTCATCATATCCAGTAGGAACATTTAAACTCGTTTGGCCTTTTCCTCCATACAAAGACGCCAATTGGTGTGGTGTTCCAAACGCTTGGCCTGTTTCTGCTGGATCGTTGCCCTCTTCTACTATTTGGTTGTATCTAAACGTTCTCTTTTGATCTTCAACGATCATATCATCCATCTCAGCGTACTGATCCTCTGAGAAATGGAATATTTTATCATAAATAAAATCACGTGGTAGGAACTTTAACTCTAGCGCTTGACTTGCTAGATCTATTTTCTCTTTGAACAGTGCAATTCTCTCTTGTTCATAGATAATTGATGGATTTGTTAAGGATATGGTGAAATTAGCAGCAGACTCATTGGTATATCCATTAGCATATAGATGTATCAATGCGATTTTAGTTAATTCAGATACTGCAATTCTTTGGATCCTTTCAATAGTTCTTGCAAACCTAATATCTTCAGCAGCAAGCGTTGCTTTACCTGTTAAATCTTTCTCATATCCCATAAATGCTTTAGGGATCTTCAATGCTGCAAATAATTTCTCTCTAAAGTATTCAACGTCTTCTATTCCATTATAATCTAGGCCTTTAGCGGTATCTATTCTTGTAGTAGCATCATTTCCACGAACAGGGATATAGATATCTTCTAACATGTTTTGCATGTTATACTTGAGGTTATATTGCCCAGTTGCAGGATCCATAAGAGGTGTTTTCTTCATCTTAGAGATCATTCTTTGCATGAAGTTCTCTACCTCGTTTGGTGGAATAGCACCTATATTTACATAGAACACTCGCTTTTCTGGTGCTCTAACAATCCTGTGGATAAGCATCGCATCCTCAATCAAAACGTATTGTTTGAATAGCTTTCTTGCAGGCTCTAGGTACGATCTTCCATAAGGTAAGTAGTTAACATCACCTATCAGTCTGAAATGTGCCATTTCATAGTTATCAAAGAAGATACCGTTTTCGTCTTCTCTACTTATTGCTGAATAACCTGCTGTAGAGGCGATAGCAGCGTTGGGATCGAATTTAAAACGTACCTCATTTGGATTTTTTGGATTGTAACCCTCTTCCCTAGCTATATTATAAGCAGAGAATGGTATTACATTGAATACTCCGTAATCTTCTGCGATCTCTAGTTTGAGATAGAAGTCACCGTATTTACACATGTTCCTAATCCAACTCCATAAATGGAATTCTATATTTAATACAGAGTAAAATAGATTGTATAGGATCTTTTGTATGTTCTCGTCGGAGGATCTGATCTGTAACACTTCTCCTTGTTCATTCTTAAGTGTACATTCGTCAGCGATAATATCTAATGCAGACGCAATGATTGCATCCGTGTCCATAGCATCGTAGTCAGCATAGATCTGTACCCTTGCAGATCTGTAATTCTGTGCAAGGTTTAGATTTACTCCATAAGCTGTTGAAGTGGTATATACTTTATGAAACCTATCGACCAAAGAGTTAGTCTGAATAGCTCCATTAGTTTGAATAGAATCCGTGTCTACAACTTTTAGTTGATTTCCACCTTCATTTCTTATGATAACATCTGAAGAGAATAATCGCCTTAGGGCCGAGAATAGATTTGCGCTTGTTTTTTGTTGTTCTGCCATACTATATATATACTTTATAAGTAATGAATATTTATAAGTTTCT